ATAATCCCAAGAATTATAACCGCCACGGTTCCAGCGAGTCACATAGTCGGATTCAAGTACTCCAAAAACATCTCCGTCTTCACACACATCAAAGATATTCTCTTTGGTGTTTACCACAATATCAGTGTCAGCAAAAAGAACCTTGTCGTACTGATCAAAAATGGGATCATAGATTACACGTAAACACTCAAACAATAGTGCAGCCGGACTGTCATCGCCTTTGGTAATAACTTGTTCTTCTGAGTAATAATAATCAGCGTCAATCAGATCCGCATAATCCTGAAAGGACAGACTAGACTCATGAGCGCATTTAAGATAAAGTTGACTTCTGGTTCTTCCCTCTACAGGATCTTGGGGCACTCTTCCACGTTCTTGGTCAATTCGATCATTGACCACCATATACTGAAATATCGCATTTTTCATTATGAATAATCCAACAGAACCTTTTTATCACGAGAGCGATTATAATCCTCTCCTTTCATTTTATATCCACTATCAAACTTAGTTTGATTCTTGTGTTTACCTTTCTTTTTATTGCGGTTATCGTGACGACTGTACTTTGCCATGATATCTTAGACGTTCTCCATTCTCTCCATTAGTCGTTCCGCACGATTAGTGACTTGACGATACCAAAGACTGTCACGTCCTTCAACGGCGGCTCTTTTCCAATCACCCTCTGCAATAGCGGCATTGAAATTCTTGAACTTGCTCAATCGGGTACGTCCCATATTGAACATCATGTTAACCAAAATCTGTTGAACCTCATCGGGCAATTTTGCAAAAGTTCCCTCTCCATACAGAGCACTACACTCTGCAATAGCAAGGTTAAGATCTCTCTCAAAACATTCTTTCACTCGTTCTTCGGAAACGGGAGTTCCTACTTCTTGTCCGTGTTCTTCATCACTTTCTAAGACCAAGTGTCCAACTCCAAATGTCGGATATCCAAGATGGTCTTTGTAAATCTCATACTCAACGCCTTCGTCAATTTTTAACTGTTCGAATACTGCTTCTCTGTTCATTGAACTTTCTCCTTCATGAGCATTTCCTTTGTCATTATATAGTCTCTCACAAAATCTGAGCGTACTATATCCGCCCATGTAAACTCGACTATGGTAAACCTGTTCATGTGTTCGATGATCTCCATGAAACTATGCATACCTGCTCGATCTGTTGTTTTGACAAAATCCGTTTGGTAGTAGTCTCCACAAAATACAACTCGACAATTATTACCTACTCTAGTTATGATACTGTCTAATTCGTGAAATGTCAAGTTCTGCATTTCGTCAATGATGATGATTGCATCATCAAACGTTGTGCCTCGTAGGTGTGAAGTGGATACAAACTTAATCACTCCTTGTTTGGTCAGTTTGTCATACGCTCCATCGTCATCAAACAGATGTGAACATATCTGACGATAGGGAGCGGTGTATGCATCTAACTTTTCATCCAGAGTGCCAGGCAGATAACCTATCTCCCTTGTCGGTACTGCGGAGCGACACAGAATGATTTGATGTTGGGGTTCACTTGGATCTAGCGTGTCTTCTAGTGCAAGATACAAAGCGGAAAAGGTTTTACCCGAACCAGCGGCACCAGTCATCACCAGATGATTGCCTTCGTCCCATGCAGTAAACACAACTTCTTGGCTCGTAGTCATCGGTTCCACTGTAATCAAGTGGTCGATCTTCAGTACATTAGGTTTTTGCATACTAGGTATTGATCGTGTTATTACGGCCTGACCCGTCTTTAACCCTATTTAATAGATCTTTCCAACCGTCCCCTGCTTGACGAAGGGCAGACTTTGTTCCTGTGACAAGTTCTGGAGCAGATCCATGATAGGTTTCCCATTGCGGGTTATCTTCTTTCCACTGATCTAGTTCTGATAGTTTTAAAAACTGATCTACGATTTCACCAGTCTCTTTGTTTTTGAATTGATATGTCGGCATAATTTATTTCCAAAACGATGGGGATCCCGAAGGATCCCCACGAGATATGGATCACCTTCCTTATTGAGTCATTTGTTCTTCGATGGTTTGATTGAGGAATACCTGTTTCTTGCTTAGTTTATAAACTAGGTCTTCCCTTCCTTTTTTTCGTAGTCGTCTGATATAAAAATCCAGTTCACTACTGTCTTTCTTCAATCGTTCGATTTGTTTTTCTGACATCAATACTCCTTTGTTATAGTACTATTTTAGGATTAAGTTTGGAAATGCCTCCTGTACTAGTTTCTTGGTTAGATATTTCACCGGCGATTGTTTCGCTACCATCGACAAAACGATTTCAGCATCTACTGGATGAATAGACTCCAGCAGAGTGATGAATAGTTTTTCCACTTTATAACGTGGCATAGAATCTCCAGGCCCGCCTTTTACAAAATAACCAAAGTCACGGTTCTTTCTGAGTAAGGAAGAAGGAACAGATTCAGGGTTATTAGGAGTGTAAGGTGGTTTACCTTCGGGGAGAGTAAACTGCAAGGTATCATCAAATGTACCTCGTAAGACATCTTTGAATGCTGGAACTTCAGAGTATTTGTTCAATACTTCCATTCTACCTGCTTTGGTTGATTGCTCTTTAAATTCATCAAAGATTTCAAAAATTTCTTTTGTGATGCTATAGTTCATGTTTCACCTTTAATAATATTTAGTAAATTTCATACCTCGACAGTATCTATAATTGAAAAAACCCCCGTTTTTACACGGGGGAATACAGAGTGATCCCACAGGAATCATTACCAATTTAACGTGATCACTCCATTAAGCGTACCAACTTCGGTAGAACTCTTTGCCTTCTTCGGCGGGAAGGGCGCAACGAATGTTGTCAACGTTGATGTACTCACCGTTGATTCGCTTCTTGAACTCTTCACCGATGAAGGCGTTCTTGACGGGAACAACACGATCACTCATGAACTGTTCACTACCTTCGATACTTTGAACGGCGATCTCACGAAGGACAACACTCGCACCCTTTTTCGCAACAACCTGATAGGCATCAACGTTAGTCTGTTCCCAACCCCAAGAAGCGACATAGATGTCACCCTCTTTGACAGACTCTTGAGCAGCCTTACGTTCCGCTGCACGTTTTGCTTTACGTTCTGCCTTGCGTTCTTCTATAAGTTCAAGATCCGAAATGTAATGTTCCATGAATGCGATCATGCTATTCTCAGATCCGAAACGATAGTTGAACTCAACCTTATAACCAAGAAGAGCACGCTTAGACGGGCGCAAACATTTGGCACAGAGATTTTCTAAATCGATATCCAACTCAAGACCACGAGCTTCGAACTTTGCAATCAAATCTTTCATAACATATCCTTAGTGAGAAAACGAGAGGGGAGAAGCAGTGACTTGGTGTCCTATTCTCAACTCCAGATGTCCAGTGGACAAGCAGTGAACCCCGAGGGTTCCTAGTTGAGAGACCAGATCTCCCCAACCAACAAAGACATTATCTCATAACTGAAACAAGAAATCAACCCTTTTTTGGACTTTTTTTAGACTTTTTTGGAATAAGGATAGAACTTTCCGTTATATCGTCCACCCAGCTTCGAGCTCTCCAAGTCGTATAATCGTACTTTTTGCACCAATGTTGTGCATGTTCTACGACATCCTCCCAGTCCTTGAAGGTACGTACCCCCATCTCCTTATTGGGTTTCTGGTGAACTCCTATGTCCACCAATATGACTTCAATCTCCATGATCGTATTCCTCCGAGATTTGCAAAGCGCCTATCAGCATCAGTCCAATACCGATTCCAGCAGAAAGCAAGAAGACAGAGACACTAGGCGGTTCAACTCCACTGACCATTGCATAGTCTTGTGCGCCTACTGCGCCCAGCGTAATTAAAATTCCAACCGTAAAACGAATCATAGCTTGTTCCCGTAGTAGTCATGCGTTCCTGCATGAAAGTTTCTCTTTCTCTCTGCACACTCAATGGAGTTTGCAATACCAGAGACTAGAATAAGACCCATCACCAACAAAATAAAAAAGGTTTCCATCACACTACACCATGAGTTCTTTGCGCTGAAGATAGGTTCTTTTGGAACCACTCTTCATCTTTCGCATCAATCAGATCCATCTTCAACTCGGCGAGTATACCAAAAACACTTTGATCTACTGCTGAAGGATTTACACTCAGAATACTGTTGATACAACTCTCAGCAGTCTGAATCGCCTTAAGCTTTTCTTCGACTCTTTCAATCTTCATAACCAAACCTCAATCGTCTTCAATTTCTTTTGATAACAGTTCTTCGATCTCAACCATATCTTTTTCGATCAGTCCACGAAGAATCTCTACACGCCAACTGCTTTTTGAATCAATGGCTTCCAACAACCCCTTCATAAGAGCACTTGACCCAGCCAACTTACCACGTGACTCAACTAACTGTAAAAACTGACTCATTACGCAACATCCCATTCAATGATTTCATAATTGTTTAAAGCGTTCGCTTCGGCGTATTCTATCGCCTCTTCTTCACTTTCGAAAACTAGTTCTGGAAGGAACTCTCCGTTTTCGCTCAAATAGTACACACAATCTTTCACAACACCAATCTCCATCATTCAGCAATCAAATAAACACCACAAGCGTCAGGAACCTCAAACTCAGGAACCTCACTACACAACAGTCGGTACTTCGCAAAGACGTAGGGAAGTTCACCAGACTCAGAGAAATCCACCCAACATCTGTCAGCGTCCTGTAAATAGACCCGACCTTCTTTGACTGGATGCATCGCACCAGAAACCACGTGAACCTTTCGACCAATCAAATCCACAACTTTCTCTCCAATCCCAAACAACATACACATTATGTCATAGCTGGGTTCAGATTGCAAGCGTTTTTTTAGACTTTTTTGGAATAAAAACGAGTTTTTAAGAACTTTTTCGTATATGCTTCGAATGGATTTTGCATCCAATAAACTCGTTATAATAGTCGTCTGAGAACAGGACATCCCGATCAAACTGTTCCTTGGCCTCATAATATGAACACTCACCCTTGGTTTTGCACAGTCTTAGGATCTCACGGTGATAGGCGTCTCCACCAGACTGTTCAACCAACAGTTTAAGTTCCTCATTGGAACCATAGTAGTCCTTCCAGTCAGACTGCACTATTTTGGTGCGTTTTCTGGTCTTCCCCTTCAGAGGCGGAAGTCTCCTTTTCGACCAAAAGAACTTCTTACCAACATACATTTTACCACTAAATCGTTCAGTAATCAAGTAGACAAACCCAACATATTCGCTGAGTTCGTCTTCTGAGGGATCAAATGGATGATTTCTGTAATACCACATGTAGGTATATATGCCTACACGTCATCCTCATCTTCTGGTATGGGTACAATGTCTTCCCCACACATAGGGCAGTGTTGTGGTCTGTCTTCATCATAATGAACCTCAACTGTGGTTTTGATATCACAGATTGGACATTCGATGGTATACATTAGGCCGCACATCCTTGTCCGTCTAAACCACATACTTCTGGTTCGGATTCATCCCAACCCCAGTCACCTTCCATACCCACTACTGAGTATTCGGTGACTCGCTTTTCGAAGAAGTTGTCGTGTGATGCTCCATTGAGCACCCAATCCAGCCATGGTAGTGGATTGTCTTTTTGTCTGAATTTTGTTTTGAGACCAAGTTGAAGAAGACGGCGATCAGCAATATGACGAATATAACGTCTAACTTCTTCCTTAGTAAGTCCTTGTACTTCATTGCCTTTAAATGCCAGATTGATGAATTTATCTTCCAGATCAACTGCAGTCTTTGCCATCTCGTAAATCTTAGACTTGAGTTCGTCATTGACGATACGAGGATGTTCTTCGCAGAAGGTACGGAAAAGTTTTGCATTACCTTGTACGTGTAGAGATTCGTCACGGATAGACCATTCAACGATTGTACCCATTCCCTTCATCTTACCAAAACGTTGGAAGTTGAGAAGCATCACGAACGAAGAGAACAAACTCATACCCT